CGCCGGCAATACCCAGCCGATCGGCCCCAACTATGATCAGATTTTTTACACCAATGACCCTACACTGACGGCGAACTATACGCTTGTGGCAGGCAAAAATTACGGCACTTTTGGCCCGCTCACAATTCCAACAGGGGTCACACTGACCGTAAACGCTGGTGTTACTTATACCATCGTCTAACGATACGGCTGAACAGGCTATCGTTGTTTTCGCACCATTCTGGCGTGATGTCCTTTACGATGTCGCGCCAGTAGGTCTCGAACCCGTGAATCGCATACGAGAACCGGGTGGTATCTTCGGCCTCGCGGATGACTTCTGGGTCAGTTGAAAACAACCAGTTCTTGGATAGGTCTAGAGGGCAGAAATAGGCCGGTTCAATTATTTCCGCTTTCCCGGTTGAGTACACGGAATTTGCCCAAATTTCTGCCGGCAAATTTACTCCACCTTTTGCCCAAGTCGAAGACTTCAACGCCTGTGGCATCAGCTCCAACCATGTGTTGATAAACGGGTTGTTTGGCGGCGAGATGATCAGTGCGTTGCATGCCGATACGCCAAGGGGTTCTGACGGCTCCCACGACATCACGAGGTTATCGTTCTGAAACTGTGTATTGTCCATAAACTCATGCAACGGCAAGAGCAGCAGCATATCGGTGTCCATATAAATCCCGCCATGGTCTCGCAGAACCTGCAAGCGGAACACATCCGATGCATACTGTGGCCACTCTATGTCAGTGCCACCGAACGAGCTGCTGAACTGGGTAAAGTGAATATCGACCAGCGGCTGGATAGCATCCCACCATGGGCTAGGTTTAGGATCTCCATCTATCCAGAAGATGATCTTGTCGGGTTTCTGCACCTCCCTTGCTCTCCTCACCGCCATGTAGTTCAGGAACGACAGCGGGCGGGTGTTTGGCCAACAGGGATAGATGAAGTGGATGATATTAGGGATTGTTTGGGCCATGTTTTCTCCGAAAATTGGTTGCTATGGACTGAATAACTTTTGATGTCGATCTGGGCACATAACAAAGGGCATGATGCTCTTTGCAGTATGGTTTCCCCTCTATCTTCTCGTCGCCGCAAAACAAAAATTCGGTTGGAAGGTTGCCTGCCACAGGGTACCGGCATGACCTTTTGGTAAGGGCATTAAACGGTATTTTGCGCCCATCTTTTTTCACATGCACAATTTTTTTGATTACCTCCGCCATAATCAATTCCGTGACACTGGGCGCAGTTGGCGATGGTAGCGGCTTAGGCGTAGCAGTCTGTGCGATTCGTATTGATGGTATGATCTCTTCAGGAGGAATCCCGCGTTTTTTGCGAGCCTTGACCTTATAGGCGACATGACCTTTAACCCTTAGTCGGTTAAGTTGGCCCATCACCGCGCTGCGAGTCATATTCAATTCAAATGCAATATGAGAGCCGGGTTTATTCTGTTCCCACAGAGCAAGGATCTTCCTCTGGACCTCTGTGAGGGTCGCTTGGTATTTTGCCATATTAATCACCATATCAATTGAGGGAGGGGGCACACGGCCCCCTGTGTTATTCTGCGGGTGGGTTGAAAGGTTCTACCCGTGGCATGACCGGTGCGAGCTTTGCCGCCATGCTGGTAATGTCATCAGTCAGAGAGGACATCACAGTTGCCTCGGAGCGGCTGTATTGGCCGACATAGGCAGCATTGTTGATCAGATTAACGTAATTCACATTGTTGGTACGGGATTGTGGAATTCGTCCTAGATCAACACAAAGCAGAATTGTGGTTACATCATGGGCCGAGATAGATCTGCCGAGCATAATTGATGCAATCTGGGCTGCGTTATCAAAAGCCCGTTCTTCCGGGCCGAATTGGTCCTCGCGAGATTTGAGGTTGCCGGCTGCTGACGTTAGAATTTCTGTATGTTTCATCTTCATTTTCCTGTTCAAGGTATTCTTGGACTTTCCCTATATGGGAGGTATTTATCACCAGTTCGCCCCTGTCTTGCCAAAAAGCATCACCAGTCGGTTGTTTAAACTGGTACCATTGGCGAACGGTAATAAATTCGTTGTCATTGAGCGCATTGCAGAAATTTTCTAAATCCCCATTATGCTCAATGGTAATTTGGTGGATGAGGAACCCTTTTGCGCTAGGCATATTCATCGTAAGCAAGAATTTCATGGTTCTCTCCTAACAATTGTCCCGTCCATTTTCTTTTTAAATTTAGACCCCCTACCAAAAGGCAGAGGTGAACGGGTCTTAGACGCACCAATATGGTTTTGGTGGATGCGCTTAACCTTGGCAATCAGCGGGGCATCAACTTTCGCTGTATGAACCCGATGACATTTTCTGTGAGCAACCAACCAATTAGAATCGTCGTCTTTACCGCCGGCTTCTAGGGGGATCTCGTGCGAGACATCCCATTCTTGCCCGGCATCGACTTTAAGGTTGCATAGATGACAGACCCCCGCGTGTCGAGCGAAAATGTCTGCCCTTGTTTTTGCGGTGATTCGGACCCGTTTCATTGGCGCGTCTGGTTCCACCCACATATGCCCTGATCATCGGCATTATCGATCGCATGCAACAGAAAAATGCCAAGGTTAGCGGCAGTTGTTTGGGCCTCTTTCAGATCGGTAGATGTCATGCAAACAGCCTGCACTATCGCGCTTGAAAGAGAGCTCATAACGACACTGACGTTATAGTCTTTCAGGACATCGTTGATGCGTTTGGTGGCGGTTTTGACATCCTCCAACATCTCGTTAAATCCTTCAGGCAGTTCATCATCGTATTCTTCAATTTCATCTTCGTTCATAATTTCATTTCTGCCCTGCGGTTTGCGGCGTGTGATTGCCACTCGTGAAATTTCATTCGGATGTATTCCATCTGCACCTTGAGAAGAGAGGCCTGTGACCGGGCCTCTACCATTTGTGTAATGTGCTCTCGCCAAGCCTCTGATGCTTTGACCTGCATCTCGGCCTTGCTGACAGGCATGTCTCCTAGATCCACCATCATCTTGGAAAGGACGGCACTCTTTGTCTCTTCCAGCATATTGGCGGCACCGTCAGCATCAACCCATTTCTTGGCAACGATCCTGTACTGTTCTGAAAGCGGTTTATCAGCGTTCATAACAAGGGCCTAAAACGGGATCTGATCGTCATCAACATCGGGGGCACCCTCTGTTGAGACAAAGTGTTCTTTTTCTTCAACACGCGGTTTTTTTTCATTGAACGAAAAGGATAACCATGTGTCGCCGTTCTTGTCCTTCTTTGGCCAGCAGTTGACCCAGAACTCTTTGCCTTCAACTAGCACATCGCCGGTATAGGCTGCATCGTTGTCTGTGCGGCGGCGTTTATTTTTAAAAGCGGACCCGCTATTTGGGCGTTTCTCGTATGCCATTCTATTCTCCATAATGTAATTTAAGAGCGGCGACTTTGTCGGTCAGCTCGTGGATAAAAGTTAGAACCTCTGTTTCCATTGCAAGGATAGCAGATTGGTCACGGAAGACCCGTGCCAGAAACAGGCGCATGTTCTCAGGCATACGCGGATCATACGACACATAGTCGCACCATGTCCTTCCAGTACATGCCATCTGCCACTGCATCTGCGTGTTGTACCGATCGGGCACTTTGCCAGAGAGCAGGGTCTCAATATGGGTAGCGGTATATGGGCACTTGATTTCGATCAGTCCCACAGACCCCACCAAACCGTCAGGGGATGCCCCCGCGTCTGGAATGGATGGGTGGGGGACAAACCCAACCTCCTCAACAAGCACACCCCCCACAGCCTCGTAAGCTGCTCGTGCGTGAGGCTCTTGAGCCGTCCCCCACTCCATTGCGGCAGACTTGAAGGTGTCAGTGGGGACACCCGTCAGTCGCTCGCACACCAACTCTGCCATATAGTTCCCCCGGCTGGCAGAGTATCCCGATTTAGTTTTTGCCATAATGTCGGCAACGCGGGAGGCCGTAACCTTCCCGCACCGTGCCAGCAACCATTCTTGTGTGCCCTGTTCCATTATTTGCCCCCCAGTGCTTCATTGATCAATCCAAGCAATGACATTGCTTCATTTGGTTCAGGTTGACCATCATCGCCGTCAACCACATCCGCATATTTATCAACAAAGTCGTAACATTCCTGCAAAACACTTCTTAACCGTTCAATTTCATAAGCGGTTGGTGTCATAGCCTTGCGCCACGCCTGACGCTGACCTTCCGTGTACCATTTGCCGTCATTAAACTCACCGCCGTTAATGGTTTCAGCGGCCTGTTGTGCCAGCCGTTCAACAATGTCCATCACTCAGCCCCCTTATCAGCGGCTGCGGCGGCGGCCTTCAGTGCCTTTAGATCATCGGAGGACAGCAGACTGCGCTTGTCAGCCTTCAAGCCCGACCACCATGTCCTCATTGCCTCAGATCCAGTCTTGGCAACCTCGGCGGCCTCGGCCAACAATTTGGCGGCATCATCAGTTGCGATGGTGACAGTTTTTGTCACTGGAGCAGGAGGAGCACGTTTGACGCTGTCCACGGCGGCATTGCCGTCATCGTCTTCTGTAGCGAGGCACAGGATCGACATGATGGAATAACGGCGGGCGTAGGTAATAGCCGAGCCGATACCATGTGCGTCAGCCTTTGCGGCAGGCATGAACAAGCTGGACTTGATGAACTGCCCTGACGAGTGCAATAACAGGGTTTCGACCGAAACACCGCCATCGACCGTCTTCGGGAGCTGAACCAGTGACAGGCCGTTCTTCGCCATCGGTTCGCGAATCACTGAACGGACTGATGCAAGGTCGGCATACTTTGATTTAAAGTAAGGGTTTTCTGCGCCTTTGGAAGCATCAAGGATTTCACCCTGCGCCTTGGAAAGGGCCTCGGCCAAGGCCGAAATGTCATCTGACATATCCATTTTTATCTCCTGTAATAACAATTGGTCTGGACATTTAACGGCGCCTGTTGCACATTGTCAACCGATTTATAACTTTTTTGGGGACAAAAATGACGAGGTGCGTTGGGAGGGTTGGTCGGATGGATATCTTAGACCGCGTGTTCAAAAAGAACCGGGGGATGATCTCTGCCCTGTCAAAACATCTGGGGTGTTCTCGATCCTACGTCTCGAACTGGCGCAAGGTGCCGATCAAACACCTAAAAGCTGTGTCCGAGTTCGTCAACGTCCCCCGCCAAGAACTGAGGCCTGACCTGTATGACTAAGCGTTTGAACATCACCCTGCCCCTGCCACCAAGCCTGAACCGCCTGTGGCGCACCACTAAAACCGGGCGGATGTATAAGTCGCCTGAGTACACAGCGTGGAAGACCGCCGCTCAGTGGGATGTCGTAGCGCAGATCAAGGGCCAGCAGATCACCGGCAAATTCAAATTAACCTTGATTGCAGATCGGCCCGACAAGCGGTCTCGTGATCTTGATAACCTGTTGAAGGCGGTACTAGACTGCCTCAATGGTATAGCGATCGATGACGATCACAACTGCGACATGCTGGAGGCATGGTGGTCATCTGAAGGAACATATTGTCAAATAATAATAGAGGAATTGAAAGATGGGAAAACGGAGCGAGTACGATCGTAAGCGGTTAGATTTTTACCCGACACCATACAAGGCAACACGGCCTCTGCTCCAGTTTTTGCCACAGGGGATCAAATACTGTGAACCCTGCGCAGGTTCAGGTGATCTGATCGAACACCTGCAAACTCGGGCAGAGTGTGTGGCATCATACGATGTTGATCCGCAGGCTGTGTGGATAGAGCGGCATGACGCAACATTCTTGACTCAAGAGGATCTGCGAGGGGCTGCTATGATCATCACCAACCCACCATGGGAGCGGACGGTTCTGCATCAGATCATAGAGAGGTGCGCCGGGCTGGCACCGACATGGTTGCTCTTCGATGCAGACTGGGCCCATACCCGGCAGGCGGCCCCCTATCTGGGGATATGTCACGACATTGTATCGGTCGGGCGCGTGAAGTGGATTGAGGACAGCGAAGGGGCCGGCAAGGACAACTGCTGCTGGTACCATTTTGATTCGCACCTTAAATATGAGGGCACACATTTTTGGAACACTCGCAATGAAACCTAGTCTTGCCGATCAAGTGACGGCGGTGGAGCTGATGTGCGCCCATACGCGGGGCAATATGGATATTCAGAGGAACCTGATTCGGCAGAAGAAACGGGATGATACCACTTTAAAAATGCAGGAAGGGTACTACCCGAGCCTTTTGGCGGCTGCTGAGACCATGAAATGGGTGTTAAAAAACGAAGATTTAATAAAAAAACTTTTGCATGACCATAGGGCAGGTATCCTAAACGATTGAAAAGCAACGATAATATTTTTTAAAATAATTTGACATGCCCAGTTGACATGCCCATAGGACAGGTCTATAACTTGTGCATGGTCGCTGGTGACCACAACATAACTTACTGGAGATTGACATGACCAACACCGCATCCATCGCCGATCGCTACCTCGCCATCAAAGCTGCTGCTGATGCCGCTGATGCTGCTCTCAAAGAAATCAAGGCTGAGATCAACGCTCTCGGCACCGACAAGATCGAAGGCATCACCTGCGATCTGGTTATCTCCCTCCGCGCTTCTAAGGCTCTCTCGGAAGTGCTGCTGCTGGAACGCCTCGGTGTCACACTGGCACAGGTCAATGCCTGCAAGGTCGAGAGCACCATCAGCACCGTCATCAATGTCAAGGCAAAGACCCCCGCGTAAGCGGGGTTCACCCCCCCCATCCAATAGGAGAATTGTTATGTATCAGAACCCAACAAAATTCGAGAACGATATCACCTTTATTGAGTTCGACCGTAAGGCTCATCAAGACGGCAACCACTACGTTACCTATGCTGAGTGGACAGACAAGTACGGTGAATCACACGTTCAAGCAGTTGTTCACGGCGAAGTAATCCCTGACCATATCCGCCTCCAGATCGCATTGCAGATCGCAGGCGACCTCATTCAGCCTATCCAGAAATAAGGAGAGACCACTATGACATATTCTTCAAAAGAGTTAATCAACGCTCGCATCCAAGCTCACCACATCGCCGAAAAACTGGTGATTGCTTATTGGGTTAAAGATGACAGTCAATCCTATCATGTAAGTGAGGCAATCAAATCATTTGAAGCCCTTGCTGAAACCCTCGGCTACGACATCAAAAAACGGGAGGTCACCGATGAAGATCACGAAGCAGACGCCGCGTAAGTTGCAGCGATATTACGTCCGTCAGTTGACCATGGCCGAGTGGGAAGTCGGCCATGAGACTGACACCGGCAAGGTTGTTCTGGGGTATGTCCACAATGATGGGCATACCTACCGGGCGACAACCCTGAACGGAATTCTTGGCCATGCCCATGCCAAGAAACAAGCGGTGGAGTTTATTTATGCAAACGCCTGAAGAAATTGTGGATGGGAAAACACAGCTCGCCACCCTGCTCTGGAAGCTCCAGATCCTGAACCGAGAGGCCGCAGAGTTCTGTGGCGTACAGGAACGGACGATTTACAAATGGTTGGCCGGCGACCGCAAGGTGCCTAAGTCGGTTTTAAAACTGTTGGAGTTGATGCTGGAAAAGAAAACGAGTAGAATATGAAAATGGCCAGAGAAGGTTCCCGCCTCCTCTGACCAGTACGGAACACTGCATTGTTCCGGTAAGAACGGGCGTATTATATCCGCCTGAACCTATCGGATCAACCCAACATTTGAGGTTCACCGATGGTTAATTCCCTCCCCTATTTGCAATTTTACCCGACCGATTATCTGTCGGACACGCAACACCTCACCACCGTCGAACACGGTGCATACTTCCTGCTGATCTTAAATTATTGGCAAAGAGGTGGGCCTTTACCCGACGATGACAAGCGTTTAGCAGGGATTGTAAAACTGCCGATCGAACAGTGGTTGAACGCTCGTTCAACGGTCGTTGAATTTTTTGCAGTTGAAAATGGTACATGGACACACAGTCGCATAGAGAGTGACCTTAACAAGGTAAAAAGTACACGCAAACAGCAGTCAGAGGCGGGTAAATTGTCTGCTGCTAAACGATTGAAAAAGAAACGAAATTTAACGGTCGTTGAAACACCGTTCAACGGTCCTTCAACGGTCGATGAACGCACCTTCATATATAGAGATACAGATAAAGATAAAGATATTAAGACCCTTACCAGTAAGAATGGTTATTAATAGTAAGAGTAGGGATGGTGGGTTATGACACAACTTAGAAACTATCAGGAACAGGCAATTCTCAAACTGCGTCATTCCCTTGGAACGGGTAAACGGCGGCCAGTGGTGCAACTGCCTACAGGCGCAGGCAAGACCGTCATTGCGGCTTCGATAATCACCATGGCCCGATCGAAGGGCAAGCGGGTGATTTTCGCGGTGCCGTCTCTGACCCTGATCGACCAGACCGTTGAGCGGTTTCGACAGAACGGGATCACCGAGATTGGCGTGATGCAGGCCCAGCACGAGATGACAGACCCTAGGCAGCCTGTTCAGGTGTGCTCAATCCAGACCCTGATGCGCCGGGATCTGCCAGACGCTGATCTGGTCATCGTCGATGAGGCGCATATGATGTTCAAGTTTTTGGGCGAGTGGGTTTCGTACCAACAGTGGGAGCGGATTCCGTTTGTTGGCCTGACCGCCACACCATGGGCCAGAGGCATGGGCAAGATCTGGGATGATCTGATTATTGGCACCACTATGCAGGAGCTGATCGACCAAAAGCACCTGTGCGACTTCAAGGTCTACGCCCCGGCGCATCCTGATCTTGGATCGGTCAAGACTGTTGCCGGCGACTACGACCTCAAGGGGTTGGGCGAGGCTATGGACCAAGGCGCACTGGTCGCGGACATTGTCACCACATGGTTGGAGAAGGGCCTGAACAAGCAGACCGTTTGCTTTGCGGTTAACCGTACCCATGCCAAACACATTCAGAAGCAGTTCGAGGAGGCTGGGGTTCTGGTCGAGTACATGGACGCTTATACGCCGATGGTTGAGCGCACCGAGATCATCAAGCGGTTTGAGCGCAAGGACACGCAGGTGATCTGCAATGTCGGTGTGCTGACCACTGGTTTCGACGCCGATGTGCGGTGCATCATTTTGGCGCGGCCTACCAAGTCCGAGATGCTGTACGTCCAGATGATCGGTCGCGGTCTGCGCCCTGCCACTGGCAAGGAGTATTGTTTGATCCTCGACCACAGCGATACCACAATCCGTCTGGGATTCGTGACCGACATCAACCATACAACCCTCGATGACGGCAAGGCTCGTCAGAAGGCTAAGGCAGTGCAAAAGGAGCGTCTGCCCAAGGAGTGCCCCAAGTGTGCCTTCCTGCGGCCTGCAAAGACCAACAAGTGCCCTGCCTGCGGGTTTGTGGCCGAGGCGGTCAGTCAGACCGAGGTTGTCGATGGCGAGCTGATAGAGCTGACGAAGGATAAAAAATACAAGAAGGGCGAATGGCCCCAGCACAAGAAGCAGGTCTTCTACAGCGATTTACGCTTGCATGCACACCTGCGTGGATACAAAGATGGTTGGGCGGCACACGCCTATCGGACACGGCTGGGTGTCTGGCCGAGGGGCCTGTCGGATGAGAAGTCGCGCTTCATCAGCGCAGAGACCGAGAGCTGGATCAAGCACTACAACATTTCAAAAGCAAAACAGCGGGAGAAACAAAATGCTAAAACAAACACCATCGCGGGATCTGGCACGGGGACGGTGGCGGGAGTTGCTGCCTAGTCTGGGGGTTGAGAGCAAATTTCTCACTGGAAAGCACTGCCCCTGCCCGATCTGCGGTGGCAAGGATCGGTTCAGGTTTGACGATAAAGAGGGGCTGGGAACCTATTTCTGCTCCCAGTGCGGTAGCGGGGACGGGTTCATGCTGGTTCAGAAAATTTCAGGCCGATCATTCAAAGAAATTGCCGAGCACGTTCAGGAGGTCTGGAAGACCGTAAAACAGATGCCGCAGGGTCAGCGGGATGAGATAGCCCAACAGAGGGCCATCAGGAACGCTTGGGAAGGCTCGTGGCAGCCTTCGACGGCTTCGCCCGCCGCATTGTACCTAAAGAGCCGACTTGGCCGCCCATGGGCCTCTAAAGCAATCCGTGAGTACTCTGGTGGGATGATCGCCCTGATATCGGATGTGGATGGTAAGCCTGTCAATGTCCACCTGACTGCCCTGACGCGGGACGGTAAGAAGAACGAAGCCGCTAGCCCGATAAAGCGGGTGATGGCCGGCAAGTTACCAGAGGGGTGCGCGATTCGGATCTGGGATGCCGCCCCGGTGATGGGTATTGCAGAGGGGATTGAGTCGGCCATGGCGGCGGCCATCATGTTCAGGATGCCGGTCTGGGCGGCCATCAATAGCGCTTTGTTGGCGAAGTGGGTGCCCCCTGAAGAGGCTCGCACCATCCACATATTCGGTGACAATGACGTTAACTTTACCGGGCAGTCTAAGGCCTTTGCTCTGGCGAATAGGATCTCGGTGCAGTTTGAGCGTGAAGTGGTTGTGAGAATACCAGACGTAATTGGTCAAGATTGGAATGACGTTTTAAAGGGTAAGGCAGATGATAACGATTGAATTGTCACGGGTAGAATTTGAATTTGCATCTTACATCGGACTGCAACGGACTACGGCGAGAATGTATAGCGGCAGCGCACATGCATATGGCGCCACAGGGGCTAAAGGTCTGTTTGATTCCAATTTAGGCGGGGCGATCGCAGAATACGCTGTCTCAAAATATCTTGATTGCAATTGGTCTCAGCAGCCTGAGAACATGCGTATTCCTGATGTGGGCGGTATCGTCGAAGTTAGATCTACGCCGCATGCTGATGGTTCTTTGCGGTTACATGAGGCGGATAAAGACGAGGCACCTTATGTGCTTGCACTGACCTATGATCTGCCCAAGGTCTATCTGGTGGGGTGGATGACTGGCAAGGCCGGCAAGGACAAACGGTTCTGGGCTGACAAGTGGAACAATAACCGACCAGCGTATTGGGTGCCTGCAACTGAATTAAATAATATGGCGGAGCTGCGTATCAAGTTTGACTCGTGGCGATATAAAAAGGGGGCCGAAGCCCCCGTTGGATCAATCGCGCCCTAACAGCGCATCGTCTTCGAGATCGGCCAGATAATTTTTGTAACCAGCGCGAATTGCCGAAAGTATTTCACGGATCGAAAAGTCGGGTTCAATGCGGAACTGAACATGCTGGTCGAGACGCTCATCGTCGCAGATAAAAACGTGAGCGGTTTCGCAATCAGCAAGGCGGCCAAAACAAAAACCATTAGCGTAAAGATCGAAATCAGAACCGTTGCGGCGGGTGGTGAAGTTTGTGAAGTTTGTCATCTGGTATCTCCGTTTAATTCGTTGTTTGCATTAACAACACCATAGCATGCCCAATGGGCATGTCAACAACAAATTTGATCTTTTTTTAAGTTTGTGCTAGGTTTACAAATCAAATACGGAAATACAAAAACGATAGCAATATCAATGGTTATGGAGTAATATGCGTCATGTCTGAAGTGATTTACACCAAACTGGAACTCAACCCAGCAAAAACTTTTATCACTGGGGTGTGGTGCGATGGCGTGTATTTCTCTGCTGAACCGCCATTGAAGGCCACACCTAAGAATGAGCAGTGGGTACGAACTGAGACTGCCAAGATAGCCGAAACCCATGAGGACTGCATCTTATGGCGATTGGAGCGGCAGATAGAGCTGAAGCGGGAGGTGATGGCGGCGGCTCGATATGAGAAGTATCGGAAAGATAGGCAATCGGATCAGTGGAATTCTGCCGCATATTTCCATTTAAGGGGCGCACCTCGCGATGAAATTAAGGAAGAAACAGCCCGGCTAAATGCTGCGTGGATTAAGGCCATCCAATACAAAGCGGCACCAAGTGTGCGTGACACCGATCGGGATCGTAAAATGTTATATGAGGTGTCGGTAAAGGGCAGGACACTTAAAGATGTGGCCGCAGAGTTCGGTATATCCAGCTCTAGGGTCAGTCAGGTCATAGCGCGACAGCAAGGCCGAGATCATCGGTTTTGGGTCTCTCGATATCAGGACCATGTGGCAGAATGCCAGTTGCAGGAACCCGAACCAGAGGCCGCAGATCAAGGCATTGGAACGGACTGGACACCAGAGACGCAACACAAAGAATTTGAATTGTTAAGGGAAACAGCATAATGGCGAAGAAACCCAAGGGTGATATCATCCCCTTCGAAGAGAAGATAGGCATTACGCCTAAAGTCGTACGACCAAAGTATATATTCGGCAGACCAACCAAGTACCAACCTGATTGGATGCTCGACAAGGTTATAGATCTCGGCATCACTGGTGCCAGTAGGGCTAAGATCGCCCTGACCCTTGGTATCACTCATGAGACCTTGATTCAGTGGGAGAGGCAATTCCCAGACTTTTCTGAAGCCCTTAAAATGGCGAAGCTCGGAGCGCAGGTCTGGTTTGAAGAGGTGTTACAGTCAGCAATCCTTGGTGAGGGGGATACCCCGGCAGCATTGCTGATCTTCGCCCTAAAGAGTAGGTTTGCCACAGAGTACCGAGAGGTCAAGCACACCGAGATCTCTGGGGTGAATGGAGATCCTCTGGAGGTCAAGGCAATATCGATCGATGCCAGCACACTGGACCCAGAGCAGAGAGAATTGGTTAAGCAGGCATTGCTTGCGGCCAAGAACGCGGCACATAGGCAGCCGATCACAATTGATAATGAACCTAATGAGGATGATTGATATGACAACGAGAGAGCACGTTATTGAATGCGCCAAGGATTGGATGGGTCTGGTGTCAGAGGCAACCAAGTGGGGCCAATACAACCCTGACCTTTTTGAGGGGACTAGAGAGCGCATGGATGTTTTGAACGCATGTGTGGATTTAGCCTATGGCCGTGCCAGAGAAGCACTGGTGGCATACTCTGCGGTGAGAGAGGCCGAGGCTAGGGCGCATGAGCGCATGCTGACTGTGATTGAAGAGACATTACAGGAAGGGGCAGTCCAATGAGTATCCAGCCCCCATATGTAAACACAGAGACCCGCGAGCAACTTCTGGACAGGGCAACGAAGCAAAGGGTGATGCTGGCCCACATGCGGGCAGACATGATCAAGTTGGAGATGTATCGAGACAAGGTGGAGAGTGTCGAGGAGCAGAACAGGGTGATCAAGAAGGAGAACAACCGACTGGCATCAACTGTTGGCCGGCTCAACAAAAAGATAGAGAAGCTCACATGCAAGGTAGAGAAGAAGGCGGTAAAGGGTGCAGAACAGGATAGTGAAACGGTTGAGCCCGACGATCGAAGTGATGACACCGCTGGGTCTAGCGGATGCGGAGTTTCTGATTGAGTGCGGAGACGAGGCGCATATACAATGGGTGTGCTGGATCAGGAAGACAGGGGAATGCTGGACCTTTGTTAACCCTGAGATCCGTAAATCCTTGAATATGACCATGCAACGCGATACAATTTCCTTGTTTAGTGAATCAATAATGAATCGATATAAGGGGTTTAAGAAATGACAGACATGCCTGAGTTTATCGCCGGGGAAAGAGCGAAAGTTATCTTCCGCATATGCCAAGAGGACGGTGCAGTCATCACCATGGAGACCTGTCTCAAACTTGCTCGCCTATGGTCACAGTCAGACGAGTACAAGCGCGGCATCATGGTCGATATCTTGAGAGGTTATGATGACAAACCAACACCGTGATTTGGAAATCGCTAACTTCATACGGTGCCTTGAAACGCATGTGACAGACAGTCACCTTGCCAAGGTAATGCGGGAATGCACACGCACACTGGAGCGGCAACACACCGAGCTGACACACTTATACAGAGAGAATGATCAGTTGCGTGAGAGGCTTGCTAATGCGCAGCAGGGCCTGATTGACGCAAGAGATGCTATCCTGAGACTGAGGGGGGAATGATGGACATTGTTAAACGGTTGCGGCGTTGGTCTGCCGAAGAAAGCACATACGAGTTGCTTTCTAATGCCGCTGACGAGATTGAACGGTTGCGGGAAGCTTTATTCAAATTGGACCAAGGTGCTAAAGATAGTTACGGAAGCCCTGCCTATGGAAGTATGGCATCTTCGTTTGTCCAAAGTATTGTTACCAAAACACTGGGGGAGAAAAAGTGATGACAAGGATTGAATTGACTGATCTGGAACGGAAGAAGCTGGCCGATGCCGGGCGTGGTTTTATGGCAAAGCACCGATCGGCACAGGAGATAGAGATAGCAGAATTGAAGAACGCACTGGCCATTGCCAAGCAAAAGAAGACCCTACGCGATGAGTTTGCCATGGCGGCAATGATTGCTCTGGGGAAGGAGTCATCCTCCGAGTTTGCCTATGCTATTGCAGATGCAATGATGAAGGAGCGTATGAAATGACTAGGGGGCGGAAGAAGGGGTCATATTCTAAATGGTCTCCAGAGCGGGTCTCACAGATCGTCGAGATGGCAAGGACAGGTATGTCATACAGCGAGATCGGTGCCACTATGGGTGAACAAGGGTATGTTATCCGAAATTTGCTCAAACGGTATGGCGTCTACGTCACCCGCAAGGATGTGGGGCAATCTCGGTGGCAACCGATCAAGACCGCTCCAAGGGATGGGACCACCATCATTGTCTATGAGCCGGGTTTTTACCAGACTGCTGCATGGACTGGCGGCGGATGGACTAACGCATGTGATAGTTGGTTGGGAGACGTAACGCACTGGATGCCGTTGCCAAAACCGCCTAAAGAATAAAGAGTTTGCCGCTGCCGGGGTCTTATCCCAGATAAGCCCATCACTACCGGCATCGGCATTGGATCTGGATACGATTGGGGGTTTCCTGTTCGTCGCGATGCCAGACCTGTTACCGCAAGACGTGAGCGGTAGCACTAACACAAGGGGGATACCATGAAGAAGACTGAGATTGAGGCCGAGCGGGATCTGCTGGCAAAAAACCACAAGCGGCTGAACAAAGAGATCCAAGGTCTGCTCAATGAGAACAAGGATTTGCGGAAGCGGTTGGTCGAGGCAAAGGACCGAGCGGCGGACCTGCATATAGAGTTAGACAACAAACACGCTGACGATCGACGGCACTTTGCCACTACAGCCCTGCATTCGCTGATACAGGACGCAGAATCGTACAAGACCCCTGACCAGATAGCCGAGCAGGCATGGGCACTGGGCGATGCGATGATGAGGGCAAAGTGATGCGGTATATTGTTCTCTTTGCATATATTAGCACTGTCCCACTAGCAAATTGGATGATTGGCAACGTAGGCTTATGCGTGAAAGAGGGCGTATGCTTAGTGCCTGTTGCACCTGATGTGATGGCCCCAAGTGGGGTGCTGGCAATTGGTCTAGCATTTGTCCTACGCAATTTCATGCAGGATTTGTGGGGCATCAAGTTAACATTGGTGGCCATGGGTGCCGGTGCTTTGCTGTCGGGGTTTGTCAGCCCGCCTGCTTTTGTTATTGCGTCTGTGTCAGCGTTTATCCTTGCAGAAACCGCAGATATGTTGGTTTACACGCCTCTGCGGAAAAATGGTCTGACAAGGGCTTTGTTAGCATCCTGTTTCGTTGGGGCGGTTGTTGATAGCGCGGTGTTTTTGTGGGTCGCGTTTGGGTCTCTTGATTACATCATTGGTGAAGTAATCGGTAAATCCTACGCTGCACTGTTTGCCGCCTTGATTACAAAGGCAATGCGGCGATGACCGTTTACTATCATGGCACACCAATTACGCCGCGCACGGAGATGTTGAAACTAGCGGGAAAGAATTTTTGCGTTTCGTTTGCATGGCCCGGCGACATTGATGTTAGTCTATCAATCGGTCAATCGGTGCTAATGGATAATGGGGCGTTCTCTGCATACACAAAGGGCAAGAGCGTAAACGAGAAGAAACTGTACGACTGGATTGAACCGAGGTTAAAGCACCCGCACAAGGCCATCGTTATGGATGTTATCAACGGTGACGTTGACCAACAGAGGAAGGCTAGAAAACGGTGGCCGTTCCCAAAAGAATTGTCTTGGGCGGTATGGCACTTAGACAAGCCTCTCAATTATCTGCAAGAGATAGTAGAGGAAGACGGCGCGGTATGTTTTGGATCTGCCGGTGAGTATTGGCAAATTGGCACAGAGAAATGGATTCGGCGTATGGATGAGGCGTTTACCCTGCTATCTAAGAAAAGAACAATGCCTTGGGTGCATGGGTTGCGTATGTCAGCTCAGGCAGGGGATTGGCCATTAGCAAGCGTAGATAGCACTAATGTCGCAAGAAACCATAGCGGTTCCAGCAGGTGCCCGTCAAAGGACATAGTGAAAATGGCGCAAAGGATTGAAAGCGTTCACCAGCCTAAAGTATGGGAACCGAGAAACGTGCAATTAATGTTAACATTAGGAGGGGAGTGATGAGGCAATTTGGTATTCACCCAGATGATGTACGACCAATGGTGCATATCGTCATCATGTACACGGTTGTGGTTGCAGTGTGCTTTTTGGTGGCATGGTGAACAGCGACCCCATTTATTTTCTGAACAACTATGGTCAGTGCCGGCTGGACAAGTGCATGTGCATTGACCGTGACAACCCCCGCTTTGATGGCGCATGGGGCGGTCTGGCCTGCCCAGACTGGGTTGCAAGCGGTTCGCAAGACCTCCATTCTATGATAGAGAGGGCAAAATTAACGTATATGGCGAACAAAAATGATGAACGCACCCGTAATACTCAGAGGCCTTGACGGTGTCAGGTACGATGCCGACAAAAGCCTGATCGACATCGACAGGCAGGACTGTGAGGATTCCCTGTACACGTTTCTGGCAGGGGCTTGGAAGACCATTGATCCATCAGGGTTCACAGAGGGCTGGCCGATCGAGGCTATCGCAGAGCATCTGCAGGCGGTGGTCGATGGTGACCTGAAGCGGCTGATCATCAACATCCCGCCTCGCATGGGGAAGAGCTCGATTACCTCGGTGGCCTTTCCTGCGTGGACATGGGCGCAGTCTATCAGCACCCCAACCTCTGGCCCCGGCGTTCAGTTCCTGCATGCATCATACGCTCAGTCGCTGTCACTGCGCGATTCGGTTAAGTGCCGCCGCTTGATCACAAGCCCATGGTATCGGGAACGGTGGGGCGATCGGTACGCATTGACAGGGGACCAGAATGCTAAAACGAGGTTCGACAATAATAAGGGTGGATCTCGACTTTCTACATCGGTTGGGTCCGCGCTTACGGGCGAAGGTGGTTCGATCATTGTGGTCGATGACCCAAACGCCGCACAAGAGGCTTTCAGCGAGGCGACCATTGAAAGCACCATTGAGTGGTGGGACAATGCGCTATCGACGCGACTCAACGACCCTAAGACTGGAGCGTTTGTTGTTATCCAGCAGAGACTTTCGGAGGAAGACCTCACGGGGCACATACTGTCCAAGGATGTAGGGGACTGGTGCCACCTGATGCTGCCAATGCGTTACGAGAAGGACCGCGCCTTCGTCAACACCTACGGTTGGGAAGACCCTCGGCAGGAGGAAGGCGAGCTGCTCTGGCCTGAGCGTATGGGAGAGAAGGAAGTTAAACTATTGGAACGGCAACTGGGCCCATGGGGAACAGCAGGGCAGCTCCAACAGAGGCCTGAACCAAAGGGCGGTGGTATCATTAAGCGTGACTGGTGGACGCTCTGGGACCAGCAGAATTTCCCGCCTGTGGAGTATCTGGTGGCCAGCCTTGATACAGCGTTCACGACTAAGACCGAGAATGACTATAGCGCGATGACCGTCTGGGGGATCTTTACCGGCGGCAATCAGAAGGCGGTAGCAACCCGCGTGACGGGCCGCGATGGTCTAATTAACTTTGTGGAAGAGCGGCAGTACTCTGAAGAGCACCCACGGGTGATCCTAATGCATGCATGGCAAGAGCGGCTAGAACTGCATGATCTGGTCACGAAGGTCGCAGAAACCATGAAGACCTATAAGGTGGACAAGCTGCTGGTTGAGAACAAAGCATCTGGGCCCAGCGTCATTCAGGAACTGCGGCGCATTTATAACCACCTGCCGTTTGTGGTTGAGCCGATCGACCTCTACCGTACCCATGCCCATCTTGGGATTGATAAGATCTCGCGGGCACATGCTGTAGTGCCGTTGTTTACTGGTGGGTTGGTTTACGCTCCTGATCGATCATGGGCTGATATGGTGATCACCCAGTGCTCGACCTTTCCAAAGGCCAAGCATGACGATTTGGTCGATACGGTGACCATGGCCCTGCAGTATCTGCGGCGCACCGGCATGATCATTCGGGGCGAAGAGTGGACGGCGGATGTGGAAAGCGATATGCTACATACAGGGTCACCGCCTGAAGCGTTGTATCCTTCATGAGCGAGGGTAAAATGGTATTTGCAAGCGCGACCGTAGATATTATCAAACCGTCCACGCCAAAAGCGCAGGGCCTATTTGTTGTCCATGTGTGGGGCCAAGAGCCCTATAATGAGACGCGAGACTATGAAATTTCCGCACAATCTGATAATATTGCTGCACAAGAGGGCATCCGGCGGTTTGTTGCCGAGATGGAAGCATCGACAGAGGTTTAACCCATGGCCGTAGTACCGGGTCTATCGTCAATGATCCGTCTGGATCAGCCTGAACACGAAGAGCATATTGATGCTGGTGACGTTGATGTGAGCATCGACGAGGGCAGTCCTACCCAGAAAATGGACGATAATGGCAAGATTCTAGAGATTGAGCACCCTGACGGTTCGATCACCATCTCTTTGGATGGGAAGGGTATCAGCGAGGACGGGCCATCTGAGGCAGAGAGTGCTAAGAAGTGGTTCCGCAACCTTGTCGATGACATTGATGACGGAACCTTAACAATGGTCTCGGAAGAGCTCATGCGCGGAATCCGCGATGATCTGTCCAGCCGGCAAGAGTGGGTTGAAGAGCGGGCTCAGGGCATCAAGCTGCTGGGCCTGAAGATTGAGATACCCGGCCTTGCAGGCACGGCTGATGGCGCCCCCGTTGAGGGTATGAGCAAGGTACGGCATCCATTGCTGTTAGAGGCCTGCCTGCGGTTTCAGGCAAACTCTCGCAGTGAGATGTTGCCGACCGATGGCCCTGTAAAGATCCGCAATGATTCCAATAAGGCGGTGCTGGATCAGGACGAGCTGGCCAATGCCTTGGAAAAGGATCTAAACCACTACCTGACTAGCACGGCATCAGAGTATTATCCTGATACTGATCGCATGTTGCTGATGTTGGGGTTTGGTGGGACTGCGTTCAAAAAGGTTTACTTCTGTCCGTTACGAAATCGTCCTGTGTCCGAGAGCGTTGATGCCGATGATTTGATTGTAAACAATGCCGCGACAGACCTGCGTAATGCCCGCCGCGTGACCCACCGCGTTAGAATGCGCCCATCGACGGTCAAACGCCTGCAAATCCTTGGTGTATACCGCGATATTGAGCTGTCTACGCCCAAAGATGCTGACCTTGATGCCACTCAGCGCATGAAAAAAGAGGTTGAAGGCGTTACACTTTCGTCTATGAACCCTGACGATCGTGATCGGGAGATTTACGAGTGCTATTGTGAACTGGATATCCCCGGCTTTGAGCACAAATATAAGGGCAAAGAGTCAGGTTTAGAGATTCCATACCGTGTAACGCTTGATGTCACGACTAAAGAGATCCTGTCGATCGTCCGCAACTATGACGAGGACGATACAGACTTGCCAGAATCCCGTTCAAACTTTGTAAAATACACATTTGTGCCCGGTATGGGGTTCTACGACATCGGTTTGTTGCATATTTTGGGCAATACGACTAATGCGATCACTGCCGCATGGCGTGAAATGCTTGATGCAGGCATGTTTGCCAACTTCCCCGGCTTCTTGATGGCCGATACGGGCGCAAGGCAGAACACAAACATCTTCCGAGTGCCTCCGGGCGGCGGTGCGCTGGTTAAAACAGGCGGAATGCCCATCAACCAAGCAATTATGCCTTTGCCATACAAGGAGGCCGGTGCTGGTTTGATGACCTTGGTGCAGAACATGGCAGAAACTGGCATGCGTGTCGGTGGAACCAGTGAAATGCAAGTTGGCGAGGGCAACACAGACGCCCCAGTAGGCACTACGTTGGCCATGATTGAGCAGGCAACCAAGATTATGAACGCGGTGCACAAGCGCATGCACGCGGCACAGTGCGAAGAGTTTGCTTTGCTGGTACGGACCTTCCGCGAGAACCCAGAAGCGTTCTGGCAGAAGAAGAACAAGCCGTCCTATCCATGGTCAGAGCAGACATTCATCAAAGCACTGAATGATTGCGAGCTGGTGCCGCAGGCAGATCCTAACACCGCCTCTCACACACAGCGTTTGATGAAGATCGTAGCCCTGAAGCAGTTGCAGGCGTCCAATCCGGGCATGTATGACCCGATTGCGATCGACACGGCGGCTTTGAAGGCCATGGGCTGGTCTAACCCAGAGCAGTTCCTGTTGCCACCTGATGCTCAAAAGGCTCCGCCACCAGAATTGTTGCAGGCGCAGGCTAAGATCAAGGCTGAAGATGCTAAGGCGCAGGCTGCATTGCAAACCGCAGAGGCTAATATGATGCGGGCTCAGAACGAGATGGTTAAAACCCAACTTGAGTCGCAAATGGGTACGCACAAAATGCAGATTGAAGTTGCCAATGCTCATACCAAGATGGCAGACGGCGAAGAGAAGTCTAAGGCCGACATGATGCGGGCGCATGCCGATGCCGCACGGGCCGCAAACGAGATTGAGTACTCTGAAAAAGAGTTTGCATCTAAGTCAGCCGATCGTGCAAGCCGAGAGCGCATCCAGTTGGTCGATCTTGCCCAAAACCTTGCCGTCCATCCGCTCTCTGCTGGGTTGGTTAGCCCGCTGATGCAACCCGCCTTGGAAGAGGTTGAGAAGCAGGAGCAGTTGGGCCGCGCTGGTATCATTCCACCCGAACATAGAGAATAACCATGCCTGAGTTCACAGTTCCTCAACTGCTGGCACTTGCCAAGGATGCCTTGACTGATCGCCCTAAGATGTACAAGAAGGGCGGCACAGTGGCACACAAGGGCGTGAGCATTACACATGCCGAGCTGTCGCCGCAGGCCCTCCACGGCGGTGCTGTGTGGCACCCAGAGCACTTTGCTCCCGGCGGTGAAGTAGATCCTGTCTTAGGCGCACAACCGCAGGGCAATATAGTTGGCCCACCAGAGATGCAAGGGCCTCCTGCTCCTCCTATTATTGCTGCACCGCCAAAGCGGACGATCGGCAGCATGATTAAGCGCGGCGTTCCGATCCAACCTTCCACGCCAGATCCAACCCCGCAAGAACTTGCAGCAGCACGGGCTGACACTCGCGGTGGCGGTGATATCGTTGCAAGGCGGCTTGATACGATTGTGCCAGAGAGCAAACGTGTTGTTGGCGGAACCTATACGCCCGGCGCACCTAATGGCGGTCGATGGTCAGATCTCCCTCACTCTGTGCTTGAAGGCCCCGGCTTAGGGTTTAAGTTTTCTCAAGAGCAGAGAGACGCGGAGCAACAGCATGCTCGGACGTTAAATGCCTTGCAGAAGTTGCCCAACAGTAAAGTGGCAAAAGAAGCGCACCAAGCATCAATTGATCGTTTGGAGAAATCTTACGCGCACGGCGATGCAATGTTGCAGGATCTTTGGAACCAATCTGTCGCGGAGAGCTCGCAAGCTGCCAAGAACTCTGTAAAGGCAAGCAATGCAAGGCCTACATTTGGTGCAAAGGACTGGGACAGCGCAATGCGCCTACCTATCAGGGATCACCTTTGGTATGAGCTGTCTGGCGAAAAATTTGCCGAAAACATGCCTGATCTTACGCCTGAAGAACATTTGAAAATGGTCGATGTTGTCGGTGCGACATCAGCCCGTGCCGATCCAAAAGAAAACCTTGAGCGGACTCTTGCTGTGATGTCACAGCACATGAGAAATGCGCCGATCGATGTTGATTTGACCCAGCCGGGGACAGTGTCTGCTGCCCTTGGTCGGTCACACGAAGGCGGGACATCGGCCTTGTCTGGCAACAAAACAGGGCATTTTTCCGATACGCTGGCATTGACCGGTGGCGTACCAACACGGTTCCCAATCTCGGTAAACGATGTGTGGGTTGGCAGAATGTTTGGTGTTCCTGATGATGTGATGTCATCTAATCAGTCGCTCCATGAGCCGATGGCAATCTATTTTAATAAGATCCGCGACCTGTATAACGATCTGCATAAGGACAAGTTGCCGTTTAAGTATCAATCGTGGAATTTCCAAGCTCCATCATGGGTGCATCTGCGGCCCAATGAAACAGGCGATGCATACCATCAGGTTTGGGGCGGCATCATCAAGAAGGCTGAGAACGCTGGTATACCCGGCTTGGAAGGCGAAAAAATCCGCAGGGAAGCATTTATGCACCCCGGTTTTGCGGACGCATTACGCGCCACCACTCCGGCTTATCGAAGTGCACCCAAAGCAACGGTTGAGCTGGGCACTAAGCTGACACCTACCGGCAACGCGGCATTTGATGCCTACAAGAAGGCAAAGGATGAGGGCGACGAGCTGTCTCAGTACGAATATACCAAGGCACTGACATCGGCCATGCACTCTTCTGGCAGGGGTAAGTTGCACCCATGGGACGCATTGAAGAAGGCGATCACTGGGGATCTTACAAGCGCATCTGACATCACCCGGATTGCACATGGAACGGCTGATCGGCCATTTGATGTGGGCGGGAGCTTTGAAGGCGATGTGTCACCCAACATCCGTGTACCACTGAAGGGCATGTCGGACGATGACCTTGCAATCTTTAATGCAATCCCCGGTCATCACCTGAATCAGGCTGCAATGGCAATCTCACAGATCCATGGTGCCTATCCAACACACCCACCTAAATCA